AGAGTATGAATTCCTGCAGATGTTGTAATCCACTGGGTAGATACACCAATAACTCCGGTGACTCCAGAACCATCACCGACAAACTTACTTGCGGTTATAATACCAGTTGTATTGACACTTGAGGTCGCTGTAAGAGTTGTGGATACTCCTGCGGTTGATGCATAAGTAGCAATACCACTAGAAGTTGCATATGTTGCAATACCTGCGGTAGATGCATAACCAGAAGAATTAGAAATATTTGCACCATTAACATAAAGAGCACTGGCACTTACAATACCAGTGTTTCCATAAACAGTGACTCCAGTTCCAATATTAATCGTATTCGTATTACCATCAATAGTAACCGATGAATTACCAATAGTAAGAATTCCCGTAATTCTTACATCACCGATAACGTGCAGAGCATATTGTGGGTCTGTGGTCCCTATACCAACGTTTGATGTAGTAACAATACCAGATGGACTTGCTTCCCATTTAGATGTATTCAGTGCAGTAACTGTTGCGACCCCTGCGGCAAGAGATACTACTAAATTATCACCAAAGTCAATTGTTGCGGCAGTTCCAACAACAGAGATATTATCTCGTATCTCGACTCCGACTCCTGTGGCAACTAGGTTAGTGAGTCCGGAACCATCGCCAACAAATTGTGTTGCGGTAAGAATACCTGAGATACTGGCATTTCCTACGTTGGATAGGTCATCTCTTGCTAGTTCAAAACCACCCGTGGTAATACCATTATGAACACGAACAGAATTAGTATCGGTATTGATGGAGATTTCTCCAGCAGCACCTTTGAAGTTATTATTTTGACCTTCGTTTCCTCTTCTAAACTGAACTTGTGTAGGCATTATAATACTTTTTAGTTATTTATGTTAGCGTGGATAAAGTAGTCCGACTGTTGGACGTAAATCAAGTGGTAGTGCAATATTATCAATAGTTGTATCTGGAGATAGAAAAATTGACCCGGCATAATTAAATTTAACGTAAATAGTAAGGAATTCTGTTGGATTTATGGTTCCAATACCAAGCGTTGATGTGGAATATGCTAGTCCAACAGTAGTTTGTCCTAGAGGACTTTGATTAAATGATGCCATATTAAACAGTCCTTGCCAAGAACATTGGAGAAGCCCCTGTAGTTATAGTGCCATTATTCGCAACGTTAATCATTTCCCATTCTTCAACCCCGGCAGAAACTACTAGAGTATCCTGAACTGCCATTGTATTGTTTGCATAGTGCATAGATAAACCAAAGTCTTCTGGAATAGATTCAAATAGAAAATCACTATATTGAGCTCCAGTAAATACCGGAGTTACGTTAGTTGCATATGTCGGATTTACATTGGAAAATGCAACTGGAAGATATTTTGGAGAATCAGCCCATACGGAATAACTATCTGCAGCTACAAGATTTGTGGTTCTACTGCCACTGAAATTTCCAACTGCACCGTATGTTTGTACTGCAAAGTCTGTTTGCGTTCCATTATATCCACTAAGTGTTGTACTATCTCTATTTGCCAATCCCCATGGATGGTATGACCTTCTTAACATATAATACTGATTAAATCTAATTATCCCCATTGTACCATTAGTACTTAAATTTGCAATTAAATAGTGATGGAAAAATACTTTATTTAAATCATACCAAGTTGATATTTTGGAACCTACGGCAGCATTCGAAATATGGAAATTAGTTGTACTGGAAGTTCCGTTTCTAATTACAAACCAACTAAATGATGAATTAGTCTGACTTGTATATCTAGTAATAACTAAATTTGTTGTTGTTGTCCAACTAGTAATTAGTCTATGATTGGTTACCGCATTAGTTGTTGTTGCATAAAAATCTAGATACTGAGTCCCTGTTGGAACGTGAGTTACGGCATTCCATCCGGTGGCAAGAGCCATATACATTTGCCCACCAGTAAATATAAACCAGTAATAAGTTCTTCCATAAGTTTTTGCTGCATCATATTGAACTTCAAGAATTCTATTTTCCATAGTTCCAGACAAGAAACTATCGTACCAAGCAGTCATCAAACCGGCATCAATAAAGGCATCACGAACTAAATCTGCGTGTTGTGCCGTAGTCCAAGTTGGGTTTAAAGTGTATGCAACTTTAGTTACTGCCATATTATTCCTCCATCTTTAAGATTGTTAAATTGACTGAAATGCTAGTTGTAATTCCGGTTAAGTTTTTAACTGCTACGTAGATTGTAGTCGTAACTGGGTCATCATCATTAAATCCAACAATAAAGGGAGTCATTTTTACGGTGGCAATACCGGCAGTTGCAACTTCAGCAATAACCCCGCTTCCGGTAATCGGGTCTACCTCAATTGACCTAGATGCATCATTAGACCTAGAAGTGCTATCAGTATATAGGCGCACCCAAGCGGCACTAGATACGCCAACTTTTAATACCCCATAAGTCTTAAATCCAGCTATCTCAGTGTTACCAATACCATTTACTACCAGTGCAGTAGTAATACCAGAAACAATGGTTCTTGAAGATGCTCCTCCACCACCAGAAACATTTGTAAGTCCAGAACCATCACCAACAAATGCCGCTGCAGTTATTGTGCTTGCAGTATTAATACCAACAGTTCCAATTCCACCAGAAGTTTCGACAACAAAATTACTACTAAAGTTAATTGTTGATGCCGCCCCAATATTAATATCATTATTTTGTAAGAAAATACCTCCACTACTTGTCGCAACAATTCCGGTGAGCCCAGAACCATCACCGACAAATTTTGTTGCGGTTATAACACCAGTCGTATTGACACTCGTATCACTTGTTAAATTAATTGCAGTAGTTGCTGTTCCTGTTAGATTTCCGACAAATGTAGTTCCACTAAATGTGGTTCCAATAAATGATGATGCCGTAACTATTCCAGAAATAATAACATTACCCAGAACATCAAGTCTTGCGGTTGGATTCGTGGTTCCTATTCCAACATCACCCGGATTTGTAATTGCCATTCTTTCAACGGCATTAGTATATCCAATGGCTACCTGGGTTAAAAATCTAATTCCGCCCGCACCAACTGTCGATGTATTTGCAATATTTAAAGAATTATCATTAGTTCCAACAGTGTTACCTTTCCAAATAGCAGACTCTTCTAGACCACCATCTTGTCTGAAAATAATGAAAGGATTATCTGCCTCATTAACATTATCAGAATCTGCTTCAATAATTAACTTTGTGACACCGGTTGAAGAAATGTGTAATATACCTAGCGGATTTGTGGTCCCTATACCAACGCTTCTTAGGGTGTTAATTCCTGCAGATGTTGATTCCCAGTTTGCATAAGGTCCAAATGGCATCCATTTTGTATATGCAGAATCATACTGTAAAATTTGTCCGTTTTGAAGTGCCTGAACTCCTGTTGCTCTTGTGGTAATGTACCGAACATACATTGAGCCACCAGTAGGAACGGAAGCACCAGCATAAAATGCAACAGAATTGCTTCCTGGTGAATAAGAATCAAATGGTTGTATAAAAGAGTTCCAGTTAATTCCATCTTTACTCCACTGAACCAAATCCCCTGTCTTAACTTTATCTAAGAAATTGGTTCTCCAAGTAGTTCCACTAGTTCCATTTTGAGAAACAGATGGAACCCAGTTCAATCTGATTGTTGGTAATGAATTATTTGTTGAAATATCCCATCCACCACTAGAGTTAATTGCATTATAAGAATCCCATCTATCACTTAATGTCACAACTCCTTGTGGTTGATACTGGAAGTCAGACATACTGACAATTCCTACTGATACAATACCAACACTCCCATTCACACGAGTTACGATGTTGCCGGAGAACGTTGTTGCCGTAACAATACCTGCAGAAATATTAGTTACCAATACGCTACCAAGAACATCCAATCTTGCTCTTGCTCGTGTGGTTCCAATTCCAACATCACCATTAAAAGGTGCTAGTTCAATAGACCCATCAGCATCAACATCTATACTTGGAATTCCACTAATATCATTGACACTGAAGATACTTCCTGTTGCCAAACTATCGACTACTGAAAATAGTTGGCCAGAAGTTCCGGCAACACTCACTGTCCCAAAAACTTCTAGATTTGAGACTGGATTTGTGGTTCCTATGCCAACTTTAGATAGTGTATGAATTCCTGCCGATGTAGTGATCCATTGAGTTGATAACCCAACAACTCCGGTTAGACTAGAACCACTACCAACAAAAGTTCCTGTAAAATTCCCAGAAAAATTAGATGCCGTAATAATACCTGTGGTATTAACGCTTGCGGTTGTGGTAAGACCCGGAGCAGATACAATAGTAACTGTTGCAATTCCTCCGGAGATTTCAAGGTCAAAATTATTATCAAAATTAATAGTTCCGGCAGTTCCTACAGGACTATTATCATTTTGAAGTGATATTCCACCACTACTGGCAGCAATGATACCACTCAGACCAGAACCATCACCAACAAACTTTGTTGCTGTTACAATACCACTAGTATTAACACTAACATCGCTTGTTAATGTAGTAGCAGTCGTTGCAGTTCCGGTTAAGTTGCCGACGAATGATGATGCCGTCACTACACCAGAAACAATAATATCACCACGAACATCAAGTCTTGAAGTTGGATTTGTAGTTCCTATACCAACATTAGATAGTGTGTGAATTCCTACTGATGTAGTAATCCACTGAGTCGATACACCAATAACTCCAGTGAGTCCAGAACCAACACCAACAAATGATGATGCTGTTACAATACCCGTTGTATTGACACTTGCAGTTGTCGTTAGTCCGGTATATCCTGGTTCCCATTTACTAGTAGATTGATTCCAAACAAGTGATTGTCCAGTAACTGGTGCATTACTAGATGTATCAACATCGTCCAAATTATTAATAGAGTATGGAAGAGAAATATAATCTCCTAAAATAGCCGCAGATGGAGGAGAAAAAGTAGAAGTATATCTGGCAATTCCCTTTGTATAACGAACATCATCAATTTGTCCTGTCCAGTTATAAGGAGAAGACGGATTAGCCCTCCCTATCCACCCAGTACCATACGATATGTTTGAAGTATTTCCCGTATGTGTACTACGCAATACTCCATCAGTAAAAAATCTTACCGTACCACTCTGCCTAGTTATGGCAATATACACCCAATTATTAATAATATTAAAGAAGGTACTACTGACACTAAAGTTACTACTACCTAGTTGTATACTAAGATTATTTCCAGAATCAACTACTATTTCAATACCGTGGAAAAGGCAAAGACCACGAGCACTAAAACCCTTAGTATCTCTAGCCCATAATTCAAATGTGAAATCACCAGTTCCAATATTAAAGTCTGATTGATTAGTTAATGTAGTATAATTTAAATAACTAGTACCATTTAAAGATAAAGCACCTGCTCCATATTTTTTAGTACTTGTAGTAATAGTAGGTGTACCACTTTGTGTTACAGATAATATAGAAGTAATTTGATCAAAATTACCACTTTTATCTAAGAAATCTGTATCATAAGGTAAAGCAATGCTTACATTACCAATATACGGGTCATTACCCGAAAAATATTCATATCCTCCAATGATAGGACCGGTTTTCCATTTACCATTTACATTAATTAAGGCGCGACCATCACTGATAGTTCCTTCTATAATATCTACATCTTCTAATTGGTTGATGAAAATTCCACTTAAACTAGCACCACTACCAACAAAATTAGAAGCAGTTATAATTCCTATTGTATTAATATTTGCAGTCGTAACAATCCCTAGAGCAACAGTAGCAATACCTGAAGTATTAGCATAACCCGCACCAGCAATAAAGGATGATACGTCAATACCGGCAGCATATAGTTTAGTAGCACTTACAATTCCAGCATTACCATCAATAGTAACAGATGATGATACTCCGACTGTCAAAATGCCAGAAATTCTTGCATTCCCAACAACATCTAATTTACTTTTGGGACTTGTAGTTCCTATGCCAGTATTATCGGCAACCGCATCTACAAAGATGTTGTTCTTAGAAGTTAGATTTGCGGATTGACGACTTTTGCCTGCCATATCTATTTTTTAATTATTTATTTTAAGAAAGTGGACCTAAGTCATTTATTGCGACTATTGCCGGTGGGTCAGTTAGCGCATCAAATGTTGGTGAAGTAGGAATGCCAAATGCATCAGATGTAACCGCACCAAAATCACCATAATCACCAAATGGAATGAATAGAATCTGACTCGAAACAATTTCAAGTAAGTCATCTGCCGATGCAGTTTCACTTAAAGTAATTGATGTTCCGTTAGATGCTACGTATTCAGATTCATTAAGACGAATACCATTTAGGAATACATCAATACTTCCAACAACATATTCACTTAAGAATATTGATTGCCCCTCAGTTGCAATAAATGATGTTGCATTTCTAGAAATTCCTGTGGGTATTGATGATGGAGTTGTAACTGTAACAATACCTGCCGAAGCAGGACTTACATTTAGATATCTTCCAAAGTTGATTGTAACTGCAACACCAACATTAATATCATCCTTTCTAATACTAATACCAGTCGATGATGATGGAATAACTCCGGTAAGTAATGAACCATCACCAACGAACTTAAATGCCGTTACAATTCCAGTAGATACAAGTTCTGTTACTGTAACATCTCCAAGGGTTGATATTCCAGTTACGTGTAAAGTAGTAACATCTGCAATACCACCGATTACACTTGTCGATATTCCAGAGGTATTTGAATATGTGGAGAATCCTGAATTATTTGCATAAGTGGCAATACCAGCAGTTTGAGCATAAGTTGCTATACCAGCAGTCTGGGCATAGGTTGCTATACCTGCTACCTGAGCATAAGTGGCAATACCCGTTACTTCAGAATAAGTGGCAATACCAGCAAGTGGTGCATAAGTGGCAATGCCAGATGTTATAGAATAAGTTGATATACCTGCTACCTGAGCATATGTTGCTATACCTGCTACCTGAGCATAAGTGGCAATACCTGCTACCTGAGCATAAGTTGCTATGCCAGCAGTTTGTGCATAAGTGGCAATACCGGCAAATGAGGCATATGTAGCAATTCCAGCTGCTGCAGAATAAGTTGCAATACCGGCAGAGATACCACTTAATTGACTTCCATCACCAATAAATCTAGTTGCAGTTACTACACCAGTAAAGTACCCATCACCAATTACATAAAGTCTTGAAGTTGGTAGTGTTGTTCCGATACCAACATTACCACCACTCTCACCAAGAGAAATTGTCCCATTTGAATTGGCTTCAATAATTGGAACGCCAACTATATTATTAATTCCAAAAATAGTTCCGGTTAAATTATTTGAAACTGAAAGTAATTGACCAGATGAACCCTCAAAACTCAGTGCCCCACCATCTTGCTCGTATGCCTTAATTTTAATATGTTGAGTTGTCGATGTTCCACCAGAAACAACAACCTCACCATTTACGTGCAAATCATAAAGTGGTCTAGTGGTTCCTATACCAACCTTAGATAGAGTATGAATTCCTACTGAGGTTGTAATCCACTGAGTCGATACGCCAATAACACCAGTAAGACCCGAACCAACACCAACAAAATTAGATGCCGTGATAATACCGGCAGAAATTTGAGATGCCGTTACAACTCCAAGTGTTGTAATTCCGGATACGTTTAATCTAGTAACAGATGCAATCCCACCGATTACATTTGTTGATATTCCTGATAGTTCAGAATAAGATGATATTCCAGAAGAATTTGAATAATTAGAAAAATCGGAGTATCCAGAAACAGTTGATACTCCAGAAACTTCGGCATAAGTTGCTATACCGGCAAGATTCGAATATGTGGAGAATCCAGAATTATTGGCATATGTCGCTACACCAGCATTATTTGCATATGTTGCAATACCTGATAGTGAAGAATATGTAGATATTCCAGAATACTCAGAGTAAGTTGCGACTCCAGCATTAACAGCATAAGTTGCAATCCCAGCAACTTCAGAGTATGTTGAAATTCCAGAAACTTCGGCATAAGTGGCAATACCAGAAGAAACAGAATAAGAAGATATTCCAGAATACTCAGAGTAAGTTGCGACTCCTGCATTGACTGCATAGGTTGCAATACCTGCAATTTGTGAGTATGTGGCAATCCCTGCTACCGGTGCATAAACTGTGGTAATTGTAAGAATGCCAGCAGAAACTGGACTTACATCTATACCTTGCCCAAAGTTTAGTATTGACGTAACACCAACGTTGATATTATTATTGGTGACAACAATACCTTGCCCTGTTGCAAGAATTCCGGTTAATTGACTACCATCACCAACAAAGTTCGATGCTGTTATAATTCCGGTGAAATATGAATTTCCAACGACAGAAAAACTGGTAAGCAACTCTGTGCTAGATTCAATACCAACTCTTAAATATGGTTCTCTGCCGCTTAGAAACTTTGCCATCTTAGTTGAGTGTCTCTAAAATACTTCCAATGAATTTAAGATTAGTTGTGGTACTAGTTCCGGAAAGCACAAGACCATCTCCCGGTTCTAAAACTAATTTTCCTGATAATAAATTCACAGTATCATTTGCCGGAATAGCAAAATTTTTCAATATTTCTGTAGTTACGGCAATACCAGCAATTCTTCTTTGATGTGAGAAAGAAATCTGGTGTGTTTGAGTATCAATATTCGCAACCTGTGCCAATAGAACAACTCCAGTATATCCAACAGGAGCCGTATAGATTCCTACTGGATTTGTTGTTGCTACTTTTGTAACTGTTTTGAATACGTTAAGTGCTAATGCCATATTATCCTCCTAGTGCTAAAATGAATGGCGTCATTGTTGAAAACAAGCTCTTGGAGTAGAATGTTCCAGAAATTGTTCCTGTTTGTTGATTAATCACTACACCATCACCAATTCTAAAATTACCAGATTGGTCGGTGCTTGTGAATACCACCAGACCACCATTCTTCATAACAGTTTCATTATCCTGAATTGCAACTCCACCAGTTGATGGTAGGGCTTTTGAAATCTCAGTTCCAGACCCAATGTATTCAAGAGAATGTCCTGATGCGAGTAATCTACTTTGTTTAACGAATGGAACTGCCGTGCCAACTCCAACAGAATAAGGAACATTATCGGAAACTGTGATTGTACAAATACCAGAAGAAATTGGGGTGCAAGAGTTAATAATATAATATGTTGGAGTCAGTTCCACAGAAACGACTGCCGTATTTATGCCAATATTAGGAGATGCTATCGTAATTCTTGGAGGAATTCTGTATCCTCTTCCATTTGAAATAATTTCGACGCTAGTTAGAGAACCATCTACAGCCTGAGCAACTGCAGAAGCAGGAATTCCCCAGTCAGTTTCGGGTTCTTCAATAATCAAATCAACATTATTCAAATATCCAGTTCCGCCTGCAGAAACAGTTATTTTCCCAATACTATAAAACAATTCACCAAAATAAACTGCCTGTCCATCATATGGGCGAATTACACTCACATTCACATTACCACCACCAACATAGGTATGCGGCAAAGTAGATGCTCCTACACTTGCACTGAATGTTGTGCTTGCCAATGATACCGAAGGAAGACCGGTAAGAGTTCCCAACCCAACATAGGTTGTAAGAATTCCTACGAGGGTATCAATAGTATTCTTGACGTTTGAACAAGAATTCTCATTCTGATTCGAACCTGTGAGAGGGTCTATTTGTAGTGTTAAGTCCTGGGCATTCAGTAGATTATTAATTGCTTTTTTCGAATAATCTCGAACTGCGTGGAAGGCAGTAATTGACTCGGTCACTTCACCAACTAAACCATTAGAAATTGGATTTCCATTAATATCAAAATATGATTTGGTTGCGGCAATAATATTTTTATTTGTAAATCCTTCCAAATCATCTGCAATTGCATCAACTACATATCCAATATCTCGGCGGCATTTACTTTGACCTGTTATGAATATTCCTGGATTTATGTTAATTGAATTTAGTATTGTCAAACTACCAGAACTAATTGCCTGAGTGGTAATGCCAACTAGAGTATTAATCGCACTCTGAACATTTGCACAAGAAGCAGGATCTATATTACTTCCAGTAATTGGATCTGCCGTAAGAGTTAAATCCTTCCTATTCAATTGATTTGTGATTGCCTTTTTAGCATATTCTCGTGCAGAAGCAAATGCATAAACAGACTCTGATTCTTCACCCAAAAGAGCAGTTGTAGCAGATCCAACATTATCAAAATAAAACTTAGTAAATGCAATGGAATATGAATTTCCGCCAGTAAAGATATCAGTAGAAACGGCATCAACAAAATATCCCAAATCTCTTGCACATTTGTTTGTTGTTGAAATACCAAGATTTTCACTGAATGTTGATAAAGATCCTGTTGTTCCAAGACCAATTACTGTGGTCACAATACCAACAAGATTATCAATATTTGATTGAACATCGGCACAGGAATTTTCATTTCCAGATTGTAAAACAAGTAAGGAAGTTCCTATTCCGCCATAAGATGCTGGTCCAGAACTAATTCCAAGATTTTTGAAATTCAATTGATTTGTAACAGCCTTTTTCATCAAATCTCTGGATGCATTAAAGGCAGTTACGGATTCTACAGTTTCTCCAACTAACCCATTAGAAATTGGATTTCCTGAGGCATCGAAGTACTGTAGGGTGAAATCTCTAGAATACTTATTACCACCAGTGAATACATCAGTAGATATTGCATCTACAAGATATCCAAGATCTCTGGCACATTTATATCCACCAGGAGAACTTGTCGGCCCAATACTACTAATACCAACACTTACATTAAAAAGTCCAAAATTAACAGATGGAAGTGATATTAGGTTACCGGCACCAATTACTGTAGTCACAATACCAACAAGATTATCAATATTTGATTGGACATCAGAGCAAGAATTTGGACTTGTATTAAATCCTGTTATTGGATCAGCAGTAATTGTTAAATCACTATATGCTGCACCAACAAGAGTATTTGTAATCGCATCTTTCATCAACTCTCTTGCTTCAACAAATGCATAATTTGATGCAACCTCTTCACCCTGAAGACCATTTGTGATCGGATTCCCGGCACCATCAAAATATTGTAATGTGAATTGACGAGAATAATTATTTCCTCCAGTTAAAACATCTGTTGAAATTGCATCTACAAAAAATCCCAAATCTCTTTTACATTTTGCCTCAGAGGTTGCAATTCCTGGATACACATTATATGCATTTGTCCAGGCAATACTAACGATTACATCTTTATTTTTTTGGATTAATCTGTAAGAATCAAAATATATTGATCTTGGATTCGTTTGAAAATCTCCTGGAAAATAAAAGTCTGAGTGTGCAATTGCAACAGAACCCAAAGATTTATCAACAATTTCCTGTTTGTTGATTTGAATTAATCCTGAAGAATCATAATATCTCGACCTAGCATTAGTTTCTGGTTCATCAGGAAAATAAAAATCTGATGGAAATCCAACAGCAATTGATGCAAGTGATTTATCTACAATTTCTTGCTTGTTCTGTTGGATTAATCTATATGAATCATAGAATCTAGAATATTGTGTTGTCTGAGGGTCGCCAGGAAAATAAAAATCAGGATGATTTAGAGCAATTGCCGCAAGTGATTTATCTTGTATTTCTGTTCTATTTGCACGAATTGAGTTTGCCGCATCGACATATCTACCAGGAGCAACAGTTCTTACCTCAAATTTATATCCATAATTTCCGGTTGGGTATGTTAATATTCCTGGTCCAGATGGGCAAGTGAATCCCAATCCAACAATAGAAACACCCATTCCCACATTAAAATTATGTGGTTGACTTGTTGTAATGGTTACAATTCCACTTGCATTATCGTAGAGTGCCGTAACAACTCCTAAAGATGGAGTATTTAAGTCAACAGTAAATACATCGGAATTTGGTTCTGCTTCTTCTAAGACTGATCCAGTAAATTTGAGAGGACTTACTCCATCAGCAATGAGAGCATAATCTCCAAAGGATGAGTTAGAGTTTGTTAAATCACAGGCTCCACCCGAACCACAATATACTGCAGTCTCATTGCATATGGTGAATAATGAAACTAACTGGGCATATCCTTCATTCGTAATTGAAACTCCAATACCACCTTGATTGTATTGAGTATAGGAGTCCAAGACCATACTCTTAGTTGGTCCGATTGAAAGTTTTCCATCGACTTTCAATCCAATACTATCTGGTATAAAGTTGGTGCAGTTTTGAATGTATGGTGACTGGGCATTATATCTTGCTGCCGCAGGGTCAAAGGAAAAGATTGCTCCTGGATTTGGTGCCCCAATAAAAGACATCTCTGCAATATAATTTCCTTCACCCACATAAAACAAATCTCCCTGATTCTGAGGAGTGACTGTAACTTCACGAAGACTATCTCCAACTACACTGACTTGATTCGGCAGGGTAATTGGATTATCTTCTACATAAGTTCCAGCACTAACCTTAATAACAGTTCCCTCTGCTGAAGCTGCAACTGCTCCTTTGATAGTTGCCTTTGCTTCTCCAAGGGTTCTTCCGTCGTTTGAGTCGTTTCCGTTTTTTGTGACATATAAAAGATTGGTGAGTGATGGGAAACCATTAATTGATACTGTAGATATCCCACTAGATACTGGAGATACATCTACACCAACACCAGTAAAATTTACGGTTTTGGCAAATCCTACGATATTACCGTCTTCTCTGAGTGAAACTCCAGAGATTTTTTGAATTGTTTCAGTAGTTACATTATCAAGAGAAAGAATATTTTGCAGCTCTTTTCCAGAACTTACAACTTGCGAATTACCGATGCTTACGGAAGTTGCAGTTACAATACCAGCATTAACAATATTCCTACTATCATCTATGATAGTAGAACCTATGATTTTAATTGCCATTTACCGTCTTCGTGTTTCCACTGGGTAATTTGAACTATTTAGTAGATTCATAACAACCTCTTTTTCAATATGTCAATTTCTTTTTGTTGTTCCTTAACACATTCAATTAGTAATCCTATCAATCCATTATAATTCACAGTCTTAGTATCATCACCGTGGACCAATTCAGGAAGAACTTTCTCAATTTCTTGTGCAATAACACCAGCAGATGCCCTATTTCCGTCCTTCCAATCAAAGGTAACGCCACGAATTTGCATTACCGTTGAAATTGGGTCCGGAATGTTTTTAATATTAGTCTTTAGTTTTTGGTCAGATAAAGAATCATAGTCGGTTGAAGTTATAACACCCGTTACATAGATATCACCAAGAACAGTAAGTTTCGATGTTGGATTTGTGGTTCCGACACCAACATTTCTTAGTGTATGAATACCAACAGAGGTTGTGACCCATTGCTGAGAAGATTCTGCAGCAACTCCAGTTAGACCAGAACCATCACCGATAAATCTAAATGCCGTTACTATTCCTGTGCTGAAAAGTTGAGTTACTGTTGTAACTCCAAGGGTTGTGATTCCCGTAACATTTAATCTTGTTAGAGATGCATATCCACCACTTACATTTGTTGATATGCCTGCGAGTTCGGCATAAGTAGATACTCCCGACCGTGTGGCATAAGTTGCAATACCAGCAAATGAGGCATAGGTGGCAACACCGGCAACGTTTGCATATTGTGATGTGCTAGAAATTCCGGCACTGATGCCAGTTAATTTACTACCATCCCCAAAGAAAGTAGTGGCACTGACAATACCGGCAGTTACAACTCCAGTAATGATTGCATTACCATCAACATATAACTTAGACGTTGGATTCGTGGTTCCAATTCCAACACTAGAGAATGTATGAATTCCTACTGGTGTTGTAATCCATTGAGTACCAATACCAGTAGAGGCATTGATAGTTGCATATCCGGAACTAAAGGTAACAGAAAGATTATCAGCAAAGTCCAAGCTGGCAGCAGTACCAACCTGAGTTCCAGAATCCCATACGCTCACTCCAGAAGCGGCAACAAGACCTGTTAGACCAGAACCATCACCGTAGAAGGTAGTGGCAGTTACAACGCCCGTAAAGAGACCGTCACCATCGACAGTGAGTTTAGATGTTGGGTTAGTGGTTCCGATACCGACATTTGGAAGAGTATGAATACCGGCAGAAGTTGCAACCCATTTTGAAGCAATGATTCCGGTTAATTCCGAACCATCACCATAATATTTTACTGCGGTTACAATTCCGAGTGTGCTGATTCCCGTTACATTTAATTGAGTTACCGATGCAATTCCACCGATTACACTTGTTGCAATTCCAGATAGTGTGGAAATTCCAGAGACTTTTGAATATTCAGAATAACTAGCAATTCCTACAGTAATACCAGAGAGTTTGCTACCATCACCATAGAATGTTGTGGCAGTGACAACACCTGCCGTAATGACACCAACACTGCTAATATTACTAACATTAAGATTTCCTAATGTGGAAATGCCAGTAACATTCAGTGAAATTACACTTGCGGTGCCTCCACTTACACTTGTCGATACGCCCGAAACCTGAGCATAAGTTGATACACCTGACCTTGTAGCATAAGTTGCTATGCCTGCTGTTCTTGCATATCCAACATCACCATAGAATGCCGATGCAGTTACAACACCAGTGATAAAGGCATCTCCATAAACAGTAAGAGTTGAAGATGCTGAGGTAGTTCCAATACCAATACTTCCGGTTGTTACGATACCAGTTCCACCAGTTTCCCAGAAGTTGGTGGTTGTTATTGTAGTAATACCAGATACGATTGGTGTTAAACTAATATTTTCACCAAAATTAAGAATGGCGGCATTTCCAATATAAACATCATCATCACTAACCTGAACTCCAGAACCAGCAGCAATAATCCCGGTTAATTTACTACCATCTCCAAAGAATTGAGTTGCCGTAACAATACCAGCAGTTACAACTCCAGTAATACTTACGTCGCCACCAACAAATAATTGAGTAGAAGTAACAAATCCAAGAGTGCTGGCACCAGAAACTTGAATCTGAGTTCCAGTGATTCCCCCAGTTACAAGTCTTCTAGATGTAACAACTCCGGCAACATCTACATCACCACCAACAACAAGTCTTGAATTTGGATTTGTTGTGCCAATACCAACGTTTAATCTTTCATTACCTACTAACCAGTACTCATTAAATCCTAGAGAGTTAATACCAATTGCAAGAGTCTTACTTCTCTCAACTACAGGGAAATCGAAGTATGCAGAACCTTGTCCACTACCAATCAGAACCTTGTATGAAGAATTCTGAGAACATCCAATGAAAGAACCGAAGTAGGTGTTATTACAACCGGCAAGATTATTAATACCGGCATAGAATCCGAAGAAACTATTTGTTCTTCCTGAGGTATTGCAAAGACCTGCCGCTCTACCAAAGAAACTGTTTCTGAATCCAGTAGTATTATTTCTACCAGAAAGGAATCCAAAGAAACTGTTAGAATCACCACTAGTATTACACTGACCTGAATTAGTTCCGAAGAAACTGTTATAACATCCCGTGGTATTGAATTTTCCAGAGAATGCACCGAAGAAGCTATTGTATGCACCAGTGGTCACACAAGCAGCAGCACCATATCCTACTAAAGTATTCAGAATACCAATATTTTTAACTAGTAAGGCACCAGTCTCTTCATTACCAATTCTGACACTATCATCAACAAATCCAATGCTACCACCAACAGTCAATTGCGAAGTTGGATTTGTGGTTCCGATACCAACCTTTCTAAGTGTATGAATACCTACAGAGGTTACAATCCATAAAGAGTCGGCATTTGCGGCAATGACTCCGGTTAGTCCAGAACCATCACCAATAAATTGCGATGCGCTTACAAATCCCGAAACTACTGCATTACCAATAACATCTAATTTTTCTCTTGGTCGTGTGGTTCCGATTCCAAGATTTCCACTGATGTAAGAATTTCCTGTGACCTGTAGGGTTTGATTTAAAGTTCCTGTGGATGTTGCAGAACCAATTAGTACTGGTCCATTTGAGAAATTACCAATACCAGAAATAACTAATGTACT